TCCATAGGAATCTACCATAAATAAAATAAAAAATTTCTAAAAAATGGCAGCAATTATAACTGATCAAATTAGAATACTCAATGCCAAAAATTTTGTTGCCGGAGTAACATCTTCAAATAATTCATATTACATATTCCTCGGACTACCAAACCCATATGAAGTCCAAAGTGATTGGGACTATAATCCACCATCACCAAAGGATAATTTCAATGAGGAAAATAGTTACTGGGATACTATCGTATCTCTAAAGAAGATACTCTCCACTGACGTTTCTCATGTTATTCCTAAAAGAGTATGGTCTTCGGGAATATCATATGATTATTATAGACATGATTATAGTAGATCTAATACTGCTTCAGTTTCTGGATCTACTAGTTTATATGCCGCTTCATATTATGTAATGAATAGTGATTATAGAGTATACATTTGTCTTCAGAATGGTACTGATCCAGAAAACCCCTCAGGGAAACCTTCATTAGATGAGCCTAGATTTACAGATTTAGAGCCTAGATCTGCAGGAACAAGTGGAGATGGATATGTTTGGAAATATTTGTATACAATAAAGCCAAGTGATATTATAAAATTTGAATCTACAGATTTTATTCCAGTACCTAAAGATTGGTCCACTAGCTCAGACAACTCTTTAGTTAGAGATAATGCTGTAGATGGATCTATAAAAACGGTTATCATAAATCCAAGTAGTTTGGACAACAGAGGTGTTGGTGTCGGAACAGCAAATAAAACATACACAAGAGTTCCGATTAAAGGCGATGGTCAGGGGGCAGAATGCACAATAACGATTGATAATGACCAGAAAGTAAGATCTGTTGTTGTTTCCAGTCAAGGATCCGGATATACCTATGCAAATGTTGATTTAAGGGGAGGAAATGTTCCTGAAGGAGTAATAAATCCAAAATTTGATGTTATTATTTCTCCAAAGGGAGGACATGGATACGATATTTACAAAGAACTTGGTGCGTATAATGTGCTCCTATATTCTAGAATAGAAAATGATTTCCAAAATCCAGACTTTATTACAGGAAATCAAATTGCTAGAGTTGGAATAGTAGCAAATCCGGAATCATTTGCTTCATCTGAGATATTAAGTACGAATAAAGCCAGTGGAGTTTATGCATTAAAACTAGCGGGAATAGGGTATAGTTCTGCAATTTTCTCACAAGATTCTTTTATTAAGCAAACTGTAGGGAATGGTGTAACTGCTATCGGTAGAGTAGTAAGTTATGATCAAACCACCGGTGTTCTTAAATATTGGCAAGATAGAACTCTTTCCGGATTCAATACAAATGGCGAAACTCAAGAATATCCCAACTTTGGGTACGAATTGACAAGGTTTACCAGTTCTCCTCTTGTTGGAGGTGGTCTAACAGTTACTGGAAATAGTGGAAATACTTTAAGTATAGATTCAACTTTTTCTGGTATATCTACAGTAATAAATAATAGGACATACTACCTTGGACAGTCTTTTGCGAACGGTTTATCTAATCCTGAAGTCAAAAAATATTCGGGAAATATAATATATGTTGATAACAGACCAGCAATTACCCGTTCATTAAATCAAAAAGAAGATATTAAGGTCATTTTGCAGTTTTAAAGAATTATGTCACAAGAAACAAATCTCAATGTTGCACCATATTTTGATGATTTTGATGCAAATAAAGATTATTATAAAGTTCTTTTTAAGCCAGGGTATCCTGTTCAAGCTAGAGAGTTAACAACTCTACAATCAACTTTACAAAATCAAATTGAAAAATTTGGACAACATTTTTTTAAAGAAGGTGCAAAAGTAATACCGGGAAATATTTCTTATAATCAGTCTTATTATGCTGTCCGACTAAACAATTCTTTTCTTGGAGTTCCCGTAGAAGCTTATATAGATCAATTAGTTGGAACAAAAATTATTGGAGAGACTTCTGGTATAACAGCAACAATTGATAAGGTTTTACCTTCAACTCAATCTGAAAGGGGAAATACAACATTATATGTAAATTATATCTCATCAAGTTTAATTAATAATTCTACTACAGAATTTTTAGATGGGGAAAATTTAATAACAACTACAACGATACAATCTGGATTACTGTCAAACAGTACAATTTCTGAAGGATCTCCTTTTGCATCAACGGTTTCTAGCGGAGCTAGCTCTGTGGGATCTTCATTTTCAATTAGTGAAGGAGTATACTTTATTCGTGGTCATTTTATCACAGTTAATACTGAGACATTAATATTAGATCAATATACAAACACTCCAAGTTATAGAGTTGGTTTGTATATTAATGAAGAAATTGTTACCTCAGATGTAGATGAATCTCTAAATGATAATTCTCAAGGTTATAATAATTACTCTTCTCCCGGAGCTGATAGATTAAAAATAACAGTATCTTTATTCAAAAAATCTTTAAACGATTATTCCGACAATAATTTCGTAGAACTAGCTTCAATCGAAAATGGTATCTTAAAAACCAACAGGGTAACCAAGGAATATTCATTAATTGCAGATGAACTTGCAAGAAGAACTTATGCAGAATCTGGTGACTATTATGTAACTCCTTTTGATTTAAGTGTTAAAGAATCTTTGAATGACAATCTTGGAAATGGTGGAATATTTAATGCAGGTCAGTTTACTTATGGGGGATCAATTCCGTCAGAAAGTTTAGCTTTATATCAAATTTCTCCAGGTAAAGCTTTTGTCAAGGGATATGAAGTTGAGACTATTTCAACAACATTTTTAGATGTTCCTAAACCAAGAGATACAAAAACTTTAGAAAATATTGCTGTTAATTATAATACCGGATCAACTCTTTCGCTGAATAGAGTTTATGGTTCTCCAATAGTAGGAATTGGGAATACTTATATTGTAAGTCTAAGAGATAGTAGAATTGGGACTGCATCTACAGATGCTGCCGGAAAAGAAATTGGTGTAGCTAGAGTCTATGATTTTAAATTAGAATCTGGCTCATATGACAGCCTAAATCCAAATTTAAATCAATGGACAATATCACTATATGATGTACAGACAACAACAGAAATTACCCTAAACCAACCGATTACACTTTCAACTCCCAATTTTATTACAGGGGCAAATAGCGGAGCAACAGCTTTTCTAAAAGATTCTGTTAATAATAGTAGGTCAATTGTACTTTATCAAAAGAATGGTGATTTTATACCCAATGAATCACTTATAATTGATGGAATAGAGGAGACAAGAACAGCTATAGCAGTAACATCATATTCAATTTCCGATGTTGAATCTATAAGAGGAACAGTAGGAACTGCTAAAACTTTCAATGCTAATGTTATCCAATCCCCATACTATAATATTGGTATAGCAACTATAAGTACGGCAAATGTACTAGGAATTAGTACAATAATAAGCACAAATCCAAATTTCCCAGGAAAAGTAGTTAAACCAGGAAATTTAGTAGAATTTAGTAATTTTAGTTCTCCATATCCAGTTTATGCAAGTGTAGTTAGTGTAGGAAAAACTTCAATATCAGTAACTGGAGTTACTACTGTTTTTGGAACTAATGAAGGAAAACTACCAAATTCAACACTAGAAGTAGTTGATCTTAAAGTACTTGGAGCTAAACTTTCAAGATCTAGCGATGATACTTTATTTACGGTATTACCAAGACCAAATGTTGCATCAATAAATTTATCAGAAACAACATTAACAATAAGAAAGGTATATGATGTAAACATAGTATCAAATCAGTTATCATCCACAGTTGCTGCTGGAGAAAATGAGACATTTCTACCATTTGATGAAGAGCGTTATACTCTTGTCAGAGAGGATGGAACCTTTGAAGTTTTAACAGAAGATAAATTCGATTTTATAAATGGTTCAAAAGAACTTCAAATTTATAATTTGGGAACAAATTCGGCAGCAACTTTAGTCACAACTCTCAGAAAAATAAAGCCAAAATCAAAAAATAAGTTAAAAAATAGAGTTGGTGTATATATTGTAGATAAATCAAGGAACGCAGCTTCTGGAACAGGAACTACAACTTTAAATGATGGATTGATTTATGGAAATTATCCATATGGAACAAGAGTTCAAGATGATGTAATATCATTAAATGTTCCCGATGTATTAAATGTTATTGCTGTTTATGAATCCAAGGATACCAGCGATCCAACTGCACCTAGGGCAACTTTATCATCAATTAATGGACCAACAACAAAAACAACAGATTTAATCATTGGCGAACAATTTGTTGGTCAAATTAGTGGTGCAATAGGTTTATATACCGAAAGATTGACCGATTCTGAGATAACATTTGTACCAGAAAATGAAACTAATTTCAAAGAAGGGGAACCAATAATTTTTAGAGAATCAAATATACAAGCTGTTATTACAACTATAGATTCTCCAAGTTCGAATATCTCTTCAAGTTATAAGTTTGATAATGGGCAAAATGGTTCTTTCTATGGATATGGATATATTTCAAGGAATTCTTCGGCATCTGAACCCGTATATAAAATAAAAGTTTATTACTCTAGTGGTTACCATCAAGAGTCTGATATTGGAGATATTACAACTATAGAATCCTATAGTGGATTTGATTATGTTAAAGATATCCAAACAACAAACTCCATAAGAAATTGTGATATGATTGACATTAGACCTAGAGTGTCTAATTATACAGTATCACAAAACTCAAGGTCTCCTCTTGAATTCTACGGAAGAGTATTTAATGCTGCAGGAAATTCTTCTGCTAATATTTTAGCATCAGATGAAGAAATTATAACATCATTCTCTTATTACTTGGGAAGAATTGATAGAGTATATTTAAGAAAAGATGGGACTTTCCAAATACAGTATGGAGTTCCTTCAGAAAAACCAGAAAAACCAATTACAGTCGATGATTCATTAGAAATTGCAACAGTAACACATTCTCCATATCTATTTGCGGTTTCGCAATCAACTGTTCAACTTCTTGAGCACAAAAGATATAGAATGGTTGATATTAAACAACTTGAGAATCGTATTAAGAATCTTGAGTATTACACCGCGCTTTCAATGCTAGAAACAAGCACGGCGAATTTATTTGTTGCAGATTCTGAAGGATTGGATCGTTTTAAATCAGGATTTTTTGTAGATAATTTTAGCACTCTACAATCACAAGAAAGTGGATTCCCATATCAAAATAGTATTGATATAAAAAATAAAGAACTAAGACCAAGACATTACACAACTGCAATTGATTTGGTTCAAGGTCCCGTAGAAGGATTAAATCCTTCTATCGATTATTCTGTTGAGCAACCAGAGGGTTCTAATATCATAAAAAATAGTGATTTAATTACTCTAAATTATTCTGAGGTTGAATATTTCAAACAACCATTTGCAACAAGAACTGAAAATGTAACTCCATTCGTAATTAGTTTTTGGCAAGGAACTACAGAATTAACACCAGCATCCGATACTTGGGTCGATACTGTTCGTTTAGATGCAAAAACAATTAATGTTGAAGGAAATTATGCCCAAACTATGGCTCTTGCTGCAGAGCAGTTTAATGTAGACCCTCAGACTGGATATTCTCCCACTGTTTGGAGCGCATGGGAAACAACATGGACTGGAAAGGAAGTTATTGAAACAGTACAAACCAGCAGTAAGACAACACAAAACTATGGACACTATGGGTATTATTGGTATGGTTATCCTTATGGTTATTATTATGGATACTGGGGATACTACGGATACTGGGGATACTACGGATGGCATAATCGTGGATGGTATAGCCAAACAACTACAGTCACTCAAGACAAATATAGAGAAGTAAAAGAAACTGGTGTTAAGAGCAGCACCGGTACAACAACCTTCGTTGTTGAGGAATTTGATAGACAGTCTATAGGTGATAAGGTAGTAAGTAGAAATCTTATTCAATACATGAGGTCTAGAAACATTCAGTTTGTTTCTAAGAACTTAAAACCATTAACACAACTATATGCTTTCTTCGATGGAATTGATGTAACAAAATATTGTGTACCTAAACTCCTTGAAATTAATATGATAAGCGGCGTCTTCCAAGTCGGAGAGGATGTTGTTGGTACTGTTATTAAAACTGGTATAAGTCCAACAGTTATAGCAGATAGTACTGCAAGTATTACATTTAGAGTTGCACAGTCTAATCATAAAGACGGTCAATATGATGCACCATCTTCAGTTTTCCCATTAAATCCATATACAAGTCAGCCCCTACCATCAACTTATTCTTCAACTTCTACAGTTTTGAATGTTGATACATTCTCTCTTTCTGCACAGTATCAAGGACAGTACTCCGGATATGTAGAAAGTGGTATGACACTGGTTGGAAAAACAAGTGGTGCTCAGGCAAGAATTACTAATGTCAGATTGCTTACTGATGTATACACATGGATTATTGGTAGTTTCTATCTACCCAACCCAAATGTATCAGCAAATCCAAGATTTGAAAATGGCAATAAAACTTTTACATTAATTAATAATAATTTAAACAATGCAGCTACTGCAGCTACATTAGCTGAAGAAGCATTTACTTCAAGTGGAACTTTGGAAACCGTTCAAGAAAATATCATTTCAACAAGAAATGGTAGAATTGAGCAAAAGCAACAAACCAAACAAGAGGCAGTATCCAAAACAACTGGGCCCCAATTGGTAGATACTCAAGTTACTTCCACAACAAATTATGGATACAGATGCTATTGGTGGGATCCTCTTGCACAATCATTCTTAGTTAATGAGAGTGGGGGAGTCTTTATTACTAAGTGTGATATCTTCTTTAAGACAAAAGAAGATGCTGAGACGCCAGTTTTTGTTCAGATTAGAACCATGCAAAATGGTTATCCTACAAGAGAAGTTCTACCATTTTCTGAAGTATTCTTAAGCCCAGACGAAGTAAAAACTTCTAATGATGGTAGTGTTGCAACAACATTTACTTTTAAAGCTCCAGTTTACTTGACTGGACCAGCCGAATACGCTCTTGTTGTTGGTTCATCTTCTTCAAAATATAATGTCTTTATTTCAAGAGTTGGTGTTGGTGAGGTTGATATTTTAACTCAATCCGCAGTTTCCACTCAACCAACACTTGGTTCTCTATTCAAGTCCCAAAATGCATCAACTTGGGAAGCTAGCCAATGGGAAGATCTTAAGTTTTCTCTTTATAGGGCAGAATTTGTTCCGGAAGGAAGAGTAGAATTTTATAATCCAGAATTGAGCATAGGAAATTCCCAAATTCCAACATTAATGCCAAACTCAATTTCAATGAATTCCAGAAAGATAAGAGTTTCTCTTTCTTCATCATTAACAGATGCTAATTTAGTTTTAGGTAATACAATTGTTCAAGGTGGAACAAATGCATCCGGAAATTATGTAGGAAGTGCAGGAATAGCTACAGGACAACTAGAGGTTATCAATTCTGGAATCGGATATACTCCGTCAGCAGGATCACTCACTTTCAATGATGTATCTTTAGTTACAATTACCGGAAGTGGGAGAAATGCTAAGGCTGATGTGACAATTAGTAGCGGAGTTGCTGTTGCAGCAACCATAAGTCAATCTGGAAATGGTTACAAAGTCGGAGATATCTTAGGAATTTCTACAATTGGAGGGAATTCGATAGGAAGAAATGCAACATTCTCTATAGTATCAATAGCAAGTACTAATGAACTTATTTTAGATAATGTTCAGGGTAATTTTGAAGTTGCTGGAGTAGGAAAAACTGTCAGTTATATTAATAGTGCAGGAATAACTAGTGCATTAAATTACTCAAATGGTGGAAATGTTCAAATAAATGATATTAATGTTGAAACAGATGGTCTTCACTTCACTGTAAATCACAAAAATCATGGTATGTATTTTAAAAATAACTATGTTAATATTTCAGGCGTTGAAAGTGATGTACCACCAACAAAATTATCAATACCATATCAAACTGGGGATAGTATTTTTATTGACGATCCATCTAATTTTACAACTTTTGAAAATGTTGGTGTCGCATCAACAAATCCAGGATATGTATTGATAGATAATCAACTTTTAGAATACACTTCTGTTAGCAGTGGTGCTCTTCGTGGAATTACTTCTTTTGGATATATCGATCCAGTATATCAAAATGTATTGAATTCATATCCAGGTGGAAGCATAGAATATTTGGCAGGAACTCCAGTTTACAAATATGAACTTAATGGAGTGTCTCTAAGAAGAATTAATACTGAGCATTATCTGGGCAATGCTTCAGTAAAAGATCCAATAACTTTTGATTCATATTCTATTAAAATTAGATCGAATCAAGAAGGTACAGATAGAAGTAACGGTCAATCTTTCCCAGCACTTTATTTCAATAATACAAAAAATGCGGGAGGATTTAACATAAAGGCATCACAAAATATTCCTTATGAATTAATTACTACAAGTATTCAGAATACAACTGTACAGGGAACTAGTTTGGATGCCGAAATAAGAACAATAAGTGGTTCTAGTATTAGTGGCAATGAAATTGCATATGTGGATCAAGGTTTTGAAACTATTCCGATTAATAAAACTCATTATTTTAATAGTCCAAGAATTATTGCTTCCAAAACTAACGAAACACAAAATATTGTTGACTTACCTGGCAAAAAATCATTGAATATTAGATTTAATTTGAGTACCTCCGATCCAAAGGTCTCTCCAGTTATTGATACCCAAAGAATGACAGCCGTTTTAACTTCAAACAGAGTTAATAAAGTTATCGGAAATTATGCAACTGATAATAGAGTAAATACTGTTGGTGTTGATCCATCTGCATTCCAATATCTATCAAAGGAAATTACATTAGAAAATCCTGCATCATCAATTAAAATTCTATTAGATGCTCACATCAATTCTTATTGTGATATTCGTGCTTTCTATGCAATAAGTGAGACTTCTAATTTTACTCCAATATTTACACCATTCCCAGGATACAATAACATTGATGTTACAACAAAACAAGTAATTAATCTTGAAGACAGTGATGGATTACCTGATGTTTTTGTCCAACCATCCTTAGCATTGGCATTTGAATCTGCAAATGTTGATTTTAGAGAATATACATTCACTGCAGATCAACTACCTTCATTTAGATTCTATAGAATTAAGTTAGTAATGACATCAACGAGTCAAGTGTATCCACCGAGAGTTAAAAATCTAAGAGTTATTTCACTTGCATAAAAAAAATTATGAATTACTTAAAAGTAGAAGGTCAAAACGACCTTTTTAGGGACCCAAAAACAAATTCGATTATTAATGCTAATATGTCAGAATATCAACAGTATCTGTCTAGACGTAATGTAAAAAATGAAGAACAGAAAAAAATTAACAGTTTGGAGCATGAAGTATCGAGTATAAAAAATGATTTAGATGAAATTAAAATGCTACTTAGAGGTTTGATAAATGAATCCAGATAATATAGAACTTGAAAATCTTAGTAAAAGCTTTGAATATTTTAAAGTTTGCTCAGAAATAGATAATATATCTAATATAGAAGATGCAAAAAACATTGCAAAATGCTATTTTAAATTATACTTAAAGCAGCAAGAAGTTGTATCTCAACTTTTAACAACCAAATCATAAATATTTTAAAAGAGAAGATAAATGGCGCAACCATCTACTAGACAAGAACTAATAGATTATTGTAAAAGAAAACTGGGTGCGCCAGTTTTGGAAATAAATGTTGCAGATGAACAAATTGAAGATTTAGTTGATGATGCCATCCAGTTTTTTCAAGAAAGACATTTTGATGGAGTCTATCCAACATTTTATAAGTATAAAGTAACTCAGAACGACATTGATAGAGGAAGAGCTAAAGGTCTTTCCGGAAATGTGGGCATAACGACTATTAGCGCCACGACAAATATTGCTGGCACAACAACTACTTTTAATTATTATGAAAATAGCAATTATCTCCAAGTTCCCCCTAATATTATTGGTGTAAATAAAATCTTTACTTTTGATGGGGCAAATACAATTACCCACAGTATGTTCAGCGTAAAATATCAATTATTCTTAAATGATGTTTACTACTGGGGGACCACTGAACTACTTTCTTATGCTATGGTCAAAACTTATTTGGAAGATTTGGATTTTCTTTTGAATACACAGAAACAAATTCGTTTTAATAAAAGGCAAGATAGATTATATTTGGATATTGATTGGGGTTCAGTAAGTGAGGGGCAGTATTTTGTAATTGATTGCTATTCAACTCTCGATCCAAATGATTATTCTAGAGTTTGGAATGACTCTTTCCTTAAACCATATCTAACCTCCTTGATTAAAAAACAATGGGGTCAGAATATGATGAAATTCACTGGAGTTAAACTTCCCGGTGGTGTTGAGTTGAATGGCAGACAAATGTATGATGATGCTCAAAGAGAAATAGATATTTTAATGGAAAAAATGTCAAATACATATGAGTTGCCACCTTTAGATATGATAGGTTAATCTCATGCTTAATCCATTTTTTCTTCAAGGATCAAAATCTGAGCAGGGTCTTATACAAGATTTAATAAATGAACAACTTAGAATGTATGGAGTTGAAGTTTATTATATACCTAGAAAGTATGTGACAGAAAGAACAATAATAAAAGAAGTAATAGAGTCTCTTTTCAATCAGGCTTTTCCTATAGAAGCTTATATTGAAAATTATGATGGATATGGCAATAATCCAACTATACTTTCAAAATTTGGTATACAGGCACTAAATGAATTAACAATTACAATTTCAAAAGAAAGATATGAAAATTACATATATCCACTAATAAAATCCAGACCCGGAATTAAATTAGCATCAAGACCGAAAGAAGGTGATTTAATTTATTTACCTTTGGGAGATAGATTATTTGAAATTAAATATGTTGAGCATGAAAAACCATTTTATCAATTACAAAAAAACTATACTTATGAATTAAGGTGCGAAATCTTTAGATATGAAGATGAAGTCATTGATACAGGTATTGCGGAAATAGATGATAATATAAGTGGTACTGGTATTGATGGAGAAAATGCTTCAATTGGTTCTATTCAAAAGCTTACCATGGTTGGGTCTGCAGTAACTGCTACAGCAACAGCACATATAGTAAATGGTGGTATAAGATACATAACTGTAACAAATAGAGGTGGTGGGTATCTAACAGCGCCAAAAGTTGGAATATCTTCAGCACCAATTGGAGGAAAAACTGGTATAGCAACAGCTATTATGATTGGCGGTATTGTTGTTTGCAATGACAATACAAATCCAAATTCAAAATCAGTTCAAAGTGTACAATTAATAAATTCTGGATTTGGATATACACAGTCTCCGGGAGTAAGATTTATTAGTGAAGAAGGTGGTGGTGCTACAGCAACAGCTACAATTGGAAATGGTGTTGTTGGTATTATAACTCTAACTAATGGGGGATCTGGTTATACATCACCGCCGACTATTTCTTTCAGTGGAATTTCTTCAGTTTCTGCAGCCGCAACTGCTGTCGTAAGTTCTGCGGGAACAATCACATCGATAAGAATTACAAACGCCGGATTGGGATATACCGTTTCCCCAACCATAATAATTGGAGCAGCGTCAACATCCTCTTATGGAAACTATATCTTTAACGAAGTAGTTGTTGGATCTGATAGTGGCACAAAAGGAAGAGTAAAATCTTGGAATTCTGTTACTAATGTTTTAGAATTATCAAATATTAACGGAGAATTTGTTGCGGGAGAAATGGTGACAGGAGAAGATTCTGGATCTTATCACGAATTGCGTTTTATTGATCAGTATCCAATTGATGATGGATATGCACAAAATTCTGAAATTGAATTGGAATCTGATTTAATAATTGACTTTAGTGAGAGAAACCCATTTGGAATGCCATAAATATTAGTTATTAGTAATAATTATTTTATAATAGGTTTCTATCATGTTTGAGTATTTCTATAACGAAATTTTAAGAAGAACTGTCATATCATTTGGTTCATTGTTTAATGATATAAAGATTAAGCATAAAAACACCGAAGATGATGTTGTAAGTATTATTAAGGTTCCTCTGGCATATGGACCTACTCAAAAATTTCTTGCCCGATTAGAGCAATCTGCAAATTTAAATAAACCAGTTCAAATTACACTCCCAAGGATGTCTTTTGAATTTACTGGGTTGACATATGATCCAACAAGAAAATCAACAACTACTCAAACATTTACAGCAAAAGATGTAAATGATACTAAGGAAACAAAAAAAGCATATTTACCTGTTCCATATAATATGCAATTTGAATTAAGCATCATGTCAAAATTAAATGATGATGCATTGCAAATTATTGAACAAATTCTTCCATATTTCCAACCAGCTTACACAATGACAGTGGAGTTAGTTGATAGTATTAATGAAAAAAGAGATATTCCTGTGGTATTAGAAAATATTACGATGCAGGATGACTATGAAGGAGATTTTACTACAAGAAGAGTTTTAATTTATACATTAAGATTTACTGCAAAGGTTTATCTATTTGGTCCTATTTCTTCTGCAACGAAGGACATTATCAAGAAAACTACTATCAGTTATATTACAGGAGATACTACAAATTCTCCAACAAGAGAAGTTGTATATTCCGCTCAACCAAGAGCAATCAAAAATTACACTGGCACTGTTTTAACCAACTTAGCAAAGGATGTTAATACTGAAGATACCCTAATTACCGTAAATAATGCAGCATCAATTGTCAAGAATTCTTATTTGGATATTGAGGGGGAAGAAGTTTATGTAAAACTTGTTTCTGGCAATGTTTTAACTGTAGAAAGAGGTAGAGATGAAACTCAGATTACATCTCATCTTTCCGGTGCTGAAGTTAAATCAATTACTCAGCAAGATAATCTCTTGATTGAAGATGGTGATGATTTTGGATTTAGTGGAAGTGCTTTTTAAACTATGGATAAAAAATTTAATTCTCTGAATGATGCTTTCAATTTAGAAAATAGTGGAAGTTTAGATATAGTTCCTACAGAAGTTGATTCTGTTGTAGAAAAAGTTGAAAAAATTTCTTCGGATTTTGATGATATAAAAAAAGATTACAATTACACAAGAGGAAATTTATATTCCTTAATAGAAAAGGGACAAGAGGCAATAAATGGAATTTTAGAACTTGCTCAAGAAAGTGAAATGCCAAGGGCTTATGAAGTTGCTGGTCAATTGATAAAAAGTGTTGCAGATGCAACTGACAAACTTATGGATTTGCAGAAGAAATTGAAAGATATTGAGGAACAAAAGCAATCTAAAAGCCCAACAACCGTCAATAATGCACTTTTTGTTGGTTCTACAGCTGATTTAGCTAAGTTATTGAAAAGTCAACTGAATCAAGAAGAATAAATAAATAAAATACTAAAATTATAAATGGCGGTTCCAGCAGTCAATATAACAATTGAAAGAGGGACAGATTTTGAAAGTGTCTTCACTGTAACAAATCCAGATGGATCAGCACTTAATTTAAATAATTTTTCTTCAGTCTCTAAAATAAAGAAGTTTCCATCTTCAGGAACTTCAACGCCCTTTTCTGTTGGAATTGTTACTTCAAGGGGACAGGTAATTCTTTCTATGGGAAGTACAGTATCTTCAACTTTAGAAGATGGAAGACATTATTATGATGTTGTCATTATTAACAATTCCACCGGAAAGAAAAAGAAAATCATTGAAGGTATGGCAATTGTGACACCCTCTGCGTCAGTTTAAGGAGATATAAATGACAGATTATAATGTCACTTTAGGATATACTTCAGACTTCGTTGTAACGCAGGAAGGTTACGCAGCCCAAGGAGCCCAAGGAACTCAAGGTTCTCAGGGGATTCAGGGACTTGATGGTTCTCAAGGTTCTCAAGGATTATCTGGAGAATTTGCTGGACAAGGTGTACAAGGAACTGAGGGTTCTCAGGGTCTACAAGGCACTGATGGAGCTCAGGGAGTACAGGGGTCTGATGGGGCACAGGGTGTACAAGGTGCTAATGGAACGCAAGGTTTACAAGGAACACAAGGTAGATCTGGACCACAAGGATTTGATGGAGCGCAGGGTCTACAAGGCGTCCAGGGTATTCAGGGAATTCAGGGTAATATAGGAACACAAGGTTCTATAGGTGTTCAAGGTCAAAGAGGTACTCAAGGAAATAATGGGTCTCAGGGATCTCAGGGATTACAGGGTCTCCAAGGTATTCAAGGTGATTATGGTTTTCAAGGAACTCAAGGTTTACAAGGTTCTCAAGGAAATTTAGGTTCTCAAGGTTTAAGGGGACCACTTGGTGACCAAGGAATTCAAGGTGTTCAAGGTTTACAGGGTCTTCAAGGTTTACAGGGTCTTCAGGGTCTTCAGGGTCTTCAGGGTTTATTAGGTTCTCAGGGTATTCAAGGGTTACGAGGTCAGCAAGGATCCCAAGGAACTCAAGGAGAACAAGGTATTCAAGGTTTACAGGGTCTTCAAGGTTCTCAGGGTCTTCAGGGTTTATTAGGTTCTCAGGGTTTCCAAGGTTCTCAAGGAAGAACTGGAACTCAAGGTAGTTTGGGTGTTCAAGGTAATCTCGGATCTCAAGGTATTCAGGGAGATATAGGTTTTCAAGGTTTACAAGGTATTCAGGGTTCTGGTTCTCAGGGAATTTCGGGAACTCAAGGTCTTCAAGGACTATCTGGAGAATTTGCTGGTCAAGGAGCTCAAGGTTCTTTAGGTTATCAGGGTTCGCAGGGTATTCAGGGTGGATTGAGTGCTCAAGGTTCTCAAGGATTATTAGGAACACAAGGACTTCAAGGTTCGCAGGGTATTCAGGGTGGATTAAGTACTCAAGGTTCTCAAGGTTCAATAGGAACACAAGGATCTCAGGGATTAATTGGTGTTCAAGGAAGATTGGGAAGTAAAGGAGATCTTGGTTCCCAAGGTTCCCAAGGTTCTCAGGGTTCTCAAGGTATTCAGGGAGACGAAGGACCTCAAGGTTCTCAAGGAATTAGAGGATTTGGACCCCAAGGTGTTCAAGGTGTTCAAGGTAATACTGGATTTGGATTGCAAGGAATTCAGGGATCTTTTGGCGATAGAGGTCCTCAAGGTCTTCAGGGAATTTTTGGTCCTCAAGGAATACAAGGTCTGCAAGGAACTAGTGGTTCTCAAGGTAGTCAAGGTCTCCAAGGATTATCTGGAGAATTTGCTGGACAAGGTGTTCAGGGGGCAGATGGTCCTCAAGGTATTCAAGGTATTCAAGGTATTCAAGGTATTCAAGGAGAAAATGGTCCTCAAGGTCCTCAAGGTCCTCAAGGTAGGTTTGGTGGAGTTGGTCCTCAAGGTTTCCAAGGAGCCCAAGGTATTCAGGGTGGTTTAAGTGCTCAAGGTTCTCAGGGATCTCAGGGAGATGTGGGTCTTCAAGGTCTTCAGGGACTATCCGGAGAATTTGCTGGGCAAGGAAATCAAGGTGCAATAGGAATTCAAGGATACGATGGTTCGCAAGGT